CGTAGCGGATCGCGATCACAACGCCGCTGTGAACATCCTACTCCGTGGACTGCGGAGTCAGACGCTAACCGAGCCGTTGGGCGCGGTTGTCTGAGAAGCCTGCGCCTTTAGGCGCGGGAGTGGTCACTGTGGGTACACTTCTCACAGCAATACCTCCTGTTCGCCCAAGTGCTTCTTTAGCAGCCGGTAGATACCCACAAGCCCTTTGGGGGTGACTACCGTCTTGCGATAATCGCAAGTCTCGTCATGCCCATTCTTGCGATAGGTGTTGACCTTCACCTTGAACCATCCCCGATCCATGTAGTCCTGGTAGGGCAGGTTCCATCGTCCGGGGCTCGACATCAGCACGTTGTGCTCCCTCAGGAAGACGTAGAGCTTCACGGGCCCTACGCCGGGGAAGTCGATCACCTTGGCTGCTTCGCCCATCGAGATCTCGGCGTGGCAGCCCAGGAAGCGCTCGTATGCCTCCACCTTCGGCTCCTGCAGCGCCAGCCGCTCTTCTGCCAGCCGCTTCTGCTTCACGGCTACGAGTAGATGCTCGAGTGCTTCCTCGTAGTTCTGCGGGAGAGCCGGCACCTGAGGCCGAGGGGCGATTGAATACTGCCCCGTCTTGCGGATGGATGGCAGTACTTCCTCGAAGACCCAGTCTTTGAATCGCTCCGCCCCTGCCGAACGGCTGGACATGGCCAGCTGGTACAGGCCGGATTCGCGCAGGAAGGTCTCGCCCCTGTTGGCGATTTTCCTAACCTCACAATTTGTAAGTCTAGCGGAAGCCTGTAGCATGTCATTACTTACGACCACCTTCCGCGTAGGCTTCATCCGGCTGAGCGCCATATCGCGTGCCGAATCGCTCAACTGCAATCCGGCAGCTACGTCGTGAGCGTTGAATAGGGCTTCCCCATCGAGACAGATGATCTCGAGGGGGAATTTCTGCTCAATCGGGATCATCCCCGTCTGTTCCATTGCATCCTCCATAGAAAAGAGGGGCGGGCCGAAGCCCGCCCCGGTCCTTGCTTAGCAGGGCTTGAGGCTGCCGAGGGGCACTCCGGTCAGGAGATGCTCCTTGGCGTCTTTCGGTATGAGGTGGTACGTCGGCTTGTTGTTGGCGATGTACGCCTCTCTCAGCCGCTTGGTGCTGGCTTCGTCGAGCAGGATCGATCCTCGTGAGCCTCGACTGCTGCGCTCCTTCAAGACGCCCCTCAGGCCGGAGTAGTATGCCGGCCGGATATCGAACGTCTCCACCTTCATGCCTACGGTCAGCTCGTCCGCCCGCTGCATGGCCAGTGTCTTGTGGCGCGTGTTGGCGGCTCGGATGATCGTCTTCAGATCCTCGCCCTCCGCCCGTTCTCTGATCCAGGCCAGTACGTCTTCCAGCTTCATCCCGTCGATACTCTTCGACATTTCACTACCTTCCCTCGGCTGCGCCGATATTGAAAAAGATCACCATCTCGTTGGTGTCGGGCTCTACGGACAGGCTGGTACATGGAACCCTGATGATCACGTAGCCGCCCTCTTCGCCAAGCCTGTTGTGCAGGTCGGCGACAAGATCCTCAATCTTCTTGACGCTCTCGTTGATTTCTTCTGCCGTCATCTCAGTGCCTCCCAGATTTTGGCGTAATTTCCCGGCGGGGCCACCTTGGCCCAGTCTACCTCGAACGTTAGGTGCTCCGGCATTTGGAACAGATCACTGAGTGGTACGTCGCGCGACATTACATATGTGGCAGCGTGGAGGACCGGCTCCATGATGAACCATACTGAGCCGCTGGACACTACGGCGAACGATATCGAATCCACTTCCTTCGGCGCTGCTCCTACGTCGGGGAGGCTTGGCACGAAGATGTAGCCGTCCTGGCTGTATCGACGTCCTCCCAGCCCCCCGATCAGCCCCGGGTCGTACGTATCGGAATACAACCAGAGCACATCTTTTATGAACACCTCGATCGCTGCGCAAGTCGGACGGCCTACGGATCTCTGGCCGTCATCGAGCAGCACTTTAGCGCGATGTATGACGTCCAGCAGGCCTGGAGTCATCTTGACGAACGCCACGTGGGGGTATTTATCATACAGCCAGCCGCACGCCAGCCGCTTGCTTACCATCAGGTACATCTTGTCCTCCTAAGCGACCACGCTCTCGCTATGGCTGCTTTGCCTCGATCTCCGACAGCCGTTCGAGCGTCGCGGCATCCGTCACCTCGGTCCAGGCGCCACCTGCGACGTGATACCAGCGATCGGCCTCGGCCTCCGTCACCACCCGGCAGGCGCTGTGCCAAGCATTGGAGCTATCATAGAGCCAGGCAGTCGTCTGGATCGTATAGATTCCGCCGCGCTGGTATGAATTGCAATCCGCCCGTTGGGAGGAATGATGTCCCGCCATCTGGATGGAGCCGCCTTCCGCAGTCTGGGTTGAGCAGCATCCTGCTATCTGGGTAGAGCGGCATTCCGCTGTCTGGATAGAGCCGTAACCCGCCAACTGGGTAGAGCCGTTCCCTGCCGTTTGAGTAGAACAGAACCCCGCCTCCTGGATGGAGGAATCGCCCGCCCGCTGGACTGAGTTCTCATCCGCCCGTTGGGTGGAATGATGTCCCGCCGTCTGGGTGGCGCGACTGCCCGCCCTCTGTGTAGAGTCGTGGCCTGCCGTCTGGGTAGAGCGGCATTCCGCTGTCTGGATAGAGCCGTAACCCGCCTTCTGTGTAGAGCCATATCCTGCCGTCTGGGTGGATTCACTTCCCGCTCCCTGGATTGAGTGATTTCCTGCTGTCTGGGTGGCGCGACTGCCCGCCCTCTGTGTAGAGTCGTGGCCTGCCGTCTGGGTAAGATGTGATACTCCGAGGGCTATCTGCTCCGCGTAGACCAGCTGGGCGTCAGCGGGCTTGTACTGGTCTATCAGACGTACTGCTCCGGAGCGATCGCCGGCATAGACCACAGTCCCGGAGCGGAACTTGCACTTACCATCCAACTTGCCCTGCCCGGAGCGGTATCTGCCTGGAGCCGTGCTGACGCGCACGACCAGCCATATACCGCCCTCCGACAGCATATCAATGTCTCCCGCGCCCCACGGCAACCCGTGGAGGCCTCCCCCGCATTCGTCGTCGTCCCGCCAATCGGGTGCCTCCACGCGGCCGCGACGGGGCCATACGAACCCACGGGCCTTTTCATGAGTGCCCGTCATATCGCTCGTGCATGTACGCAGCACGAGAATCTCATTCTTGCGTAGTTTCATCGCCTTTCCTTTCCAGTTGAATCAGCCTTCAGACAGAGCACAGCCACGCATATGCCCAGACGTTGGGTTTGTCCGAAGCCGGCGCCCATTTGGGGGCTGCTACCGGTATGACGGCGCCGTACAGATCGTCGATTTTAGCCCGGCAGGAGACTGCATGGGTGCGAGTTGCGGACGAGCGCATCATCAGTTTCAGATAACTCGCGCTCACTATGATGCTTGATCTGGCTATGTATGCCTCGACCTCACGCAACGAATCCGGCATGGTCTCTACGTAGCCGTAGTTGTTTTGTAAGAAGTACTCTCCGAAGCGGTTCCGTATACTTGGAAGGTAGCAACGGGTCCACCAGACTTCCGCCACGCCGTCGATTGATATGCAAATCTCTTCGAGAGACGAGCCTACCTGGCGGGCTCCGTCCCGCGCAAACACTCTCGCCCTGTGGATCACATCCAGAAGCCCGGCCGTCATCTCCACGAAGACCAGGCTGGGCCTTATGTCTCCATACGCAGAAGACGAGTCGACATTCATCACGAGGTACATCGTGGCTACTCCAATCGTTTTTCTTGAGATCGTCGCGGCGTGGGGTGATGGGGAGGTTGTCCCTCGTTCAGCTCGATATCCTGATTTTACGGGCGGGGGCGATTATCGAGGCCCAATCGATTTTCAACGGGGCCATCGTGGTGAAGAGAGTCGGGAGAGGGATCGGGCTGGTCAGCATCACTTTCCACGACTGTATGGAGATGGCAGGCTGGACAATTACCATGGTGTTGTCGCTCATCACGAAGATACCGGAGGGCGGGATCGATACATACTTCCAGTCGTGCGCCTCAGAGATAATGAATGGATCGGGGCGACGGACCCAGTAGGGGTCGGGCTTCTCGGTTACGTAGCAGTAGCCTGAGATGTCGTAATCCCGTGGGTCGAAGCCTTCGATATAGGCCCAGGTTACGCTTGCGTTCAGGCTGACTGCCGTCGCCTCCGGCCCGATCTGCTTTCCCGCCTCCAGCAGCCAGTTTCTGGCTCTGTTTACAGAATCCAGTACTCCGGGGGTGAGTTCCAGAAATGCCGCTTGAGGCGCTTCTCCAACCGGCCCCAAAACCCTTCTAACTTCTGCCATAAGGTACACTTGCGATTGTCCTCCTTCAGCCCCTCCACGGAGCCATCCGCTGGTTTTCTGTTCAGCCGCCCTCGCCCGGGGCCTTGTTTGCATCCCCGGGCATCTCGGGATGATTTCCTGTCAGCGCAGACCAGTCGATTTTGAGGGGCACGCGCTCTCCCAAAATCTTATTGAGCGGGACGGAGCGTGTCTGCACTTTATGCGCTCCTACATCGGTGATAGCGCTGAACATGACCGACTTGAAGAAGATCGACACCTTCATGTGCCGTTCGTGTGTGTGGAATCTGGACAGGCCGGGGTAATCCCGCTCTACATCGCTGCCATGTTGCACCCAGCCGACTTTATCTGCAGGGATGGCATCCTCTGTGAAGATTTCATCCGCTATACCACTCCGGCTGATGATAGTCCAGAGTGGATGGCTCAGGGGGAGGTACGGGCGGGCCTGCAACCGATACCACTCGACTTCCGGGCAACCTGCTTCTATCGCATACGCCCGATCTATCCTCCTGCAATCTTCGAGCAACCCTCTGATTCGGTTGATCTTGTCCAGTATGATGGGCGTCAGCTCGAGAACGGCGAAATTGGGGCCCGCGTCGTCGCCTTCAACTGCCATGATCAGATACACGGCTCACTCTCCTTCGCTCCCCAGCCCCTTCCGGCCTATTAGCATGGGCCAGTTTGTCTTGCCTGGCTTGTGCTCCCCTAGAATCTCTACAAGCGGGACAGATTTTGTTCGCACGAACTGGCCGTTGGCCTGCAGGCGAGTCCTAAACATTATCGTCATGAAACCGACCAACGCCGTAATTTCGAAGACATCGTACATGGATAGGCCCGGGCCGACCTGCTCTATGTCATCGTCGTATCCCACGTGGCGGACGGGGGCTGTAGGTACGGCATCCTCAGTGAAGACGTATTGCTCCGAATTATCAGGGTTGAAGATGAGCCAGAGTTGCTTGTCTGGAGGTAGGTACAGGTGGGGCTGATACCGATACCACTTTACTCCCTCCCACCAGACCTCTATTGCTATCGTGCCCTCCACACGCTTGTTGCTCTCTATTAACGCGGCACTAGCCCTGTTGGCCTGGTCCAGAAATTTGGGTGTCAGCTCGACCGCAGCGATATTAGGGCCCTTTCTGCCACCGTCGGCCTCGACAATCAGATACACGGCTCCTCCTTTCTCCTGCCCTCAACTCTGCTCCAGCAGTTGCTGCCAGTCGATTTCTTCGAGGTGGTGTTCTCCGAAGAACTTTCTGATGGGGACGTGGGCTTCTGAAAAGGCGCTTTTACGGTTTAACCCGTCGAATTCTATGAACTGAATCGCCATGGCGGAGATCGCCATGGCGGGGGTGGGAGCGGGTCTGTTATCGGCCCCAGCCCAGTTGTCAATACCGAGCGGCGCAAGAACACGCATTAACGTCATGACAGTCAATATCCTGTATAGGCCCTCTCGCCCTACCTTCTGATCGATGCCTGCCGCTTCAACGTCTTCAGGTGGGGCATTCCTGGCAAAGACGTATCCGTTCTCGCGCAGATAAATGGGCCCCGTTGAGCTTTTGATGGGGATCACGCGGGTCGGATGCGAGCGATACCACGTGGCGTATTTCGGGAGCGGGACCATGCCCTGCGCGTGTGCCCCCACCAGTCTCTTCCCATCTTCTATCCATGCCTTGGCTCTGTTGAGCTGATCCAGCACTTCTGAGTTGATCTCTACGACCAGGATGTTAGGGCCAACCTTTTCCTTGTAGTGGGCCTTCATCACGAGGTACACGACTCGCCCTCCTTGTTGTATGGCTGCTTCCAATCCACCCATGCCGTATCCTGCTTGGCAAACAGCTCTTCAATCGGTACTGTGCTGGAAAAGAGTCTGGTATCGCCCCACCTGGTCAAGGCGCTGAAGTATATCGCAGGGACTTCCGACGCCATGATTACCACAGAGTGCATCTCGGTGGACGCTTCCTCTACCCCCGTAGCGTCGTCCGCCGGTCCATTCGCGGCGAAACAGTAGTCCAAGCCGTCGCAGACAAAATCGTAGAACGGCGTCTGCATTTCTTCGTCGTCGCGGTTGTTGTCTCGTACGATCCAATACCACGATGCGAAGACGTTTCTGATCTTGATTTCGAAGAGGTCATTGCCTATCCGATGCTTCCCCTCACGTATCCACTCCATGGCGCGATGCAGTAGATCGAGCAGGCCGGGCGTAATCTCTATCACAGCTATATCAGGCGCGTCGTACCAGTCTTCATTGCTGCAGCTGGAGCTCGTTACTAGAAACATGTCGTCCTCCTTCGGCGTTCAGCCGGATTTTGCGTGAATGGTCAGAGGCTAATTCTGAGCGCTGGGGCCCTCGAAGATTTTCTCGACAGGGACAGCGAATGAGCGAGTTCTAGCAGTATCATCGGACACGAAACGGCCAGGATTGTGCTCGAAGTAGAGCTTTCGGTTGGAAGTCATGCCCAAAAAGACATCGGTGTAGTGCAGGCGGATACCCCAGTCACCGGGGACGTCACGAGCGAAAGTGTACGGCCTGTCGATCGAGAATAGCGGCTCTTTCGTGTCGAGGAGCTGGAGTTCTAGGCTCGTGCCGTAGATATTATAGCCCCAGATAATTTCCACGTAGGGGATCCGATCATGCATGTAGCGCACCTCTTTCCGCATCTGCTCCACGCTAGCCCGGATGCGGTTCAGTTTGTCCAGGAATCGCGGTGTGAGGGCCACGGCTACGTAATTAGGATCAGAGGCACGGCCGTGGGGCTCGAGCATCGCTATCAGATACATCGACTCATCCTTTCGCTACCGCCTGCAAGTTCTGCCATTCCAGCTGACCTGAGTGGTCCTCGAAGAATTCTTCGAGGGGGATGAGTTCTGTTTCGATCCCTTTCGTGGTGTGACCATACGAAGCGCATCTGAAGAGGACTAGCCGCCTGGAAGTTACAAATACGTCGGCGTTTCTGGGTTTAGAAATGTTCGTCGTGCGCAACCGCTGCTTCCAGTCGGCCGGGACGCCATGGACGAAGACGTACGGCGTGTCATCCGTGAGAGACTTATATGTTTCGGGAATACTGCCACGGGCGTAGCTTCCCCAGATGACAGGTACGTAGGGGGTCGGATCGATAAGGCAAGTTTCCCTTTGGACTCTGGCATGATTCAGGGTGTCCAGAAATTGCGGTGTAAGGTGTACTACCGCGAAGTCGAATCCGCCCCGTGGCTCACGAGTCACGACCCTTACTATCAGATGCATCTCTCCCTCCGCCTCGGAAAGTCAGAATGGTTTCCGGCCCTTAAGATGGCGCCAGTCGATCTCAACTAGCTCGTGATCCTCGAACAGTTCATCTACCTCCATGTAATTCGTGTAGGCTTCGGCCACATAGCGTGTAGAAGCCGCGACACGGAATTTCACCTTGCCGCCGTTAGCGCGATCGAGCATGAGTTCTATACGGGGGTTCGGTATCTCAGATATCGTATCCAGTTCGAGCACCTTTATGCCTGCTGGTTCGTCCACCTCGATGACGCCATAGTCCGGGCCGTTTATGGCGAAGAGATGGCGCGGGTATTTGTTCGAGAATAGCGCCGATCTCCAGATCCAAACGTCCTCAGCCCGCGCGGTGGTGAACCAGGACCAAGCTGCGGCGTGTGGGCGTGGGATGCAGTACCACCCTGCGTCGCCGATAATTCCCTTGCCATCCAGCAGCCACAGCCTTACCCGGTGCAGCAGATCGAGCAAGGAGGGGTCGATTCGGGCCACGGCGAGCGATGGCGAGCCGTCCACTCCGATAGTCTGGCAGTGGACCGCCGAAACCAGATACATATTCTTCTCCTTCAGAGCGAGGCTTCACCTCTTCTCCGGCACTTCGGCTCTGAGATGGCGCCAGTCGATCTCGACCAGCTCGTGCTCCTTGAACAACTCGTCTACCTCAATCTCATTTGTGCGTACTGAGATCCAGCTGGATGTGTATGCACGCATCAGGAGCGTAACCTTGCCGTCGCTACTGAGCTTCACTTCCAGGCTTTGGTCTTTCATCCTATCGCCTAGCTCTACCACCTTTACGGACGAGGGCTTATCGAACTTAATCCTATCATCAGGGCCGTTCTTGGCGAAGAAATGGTGCCGATGCTCGTACGAGAATAACGCCGCTTGCAAAGTCATTCTCTCCGCGTCCGGCCGGGTGCCAAACCAGGCTGGGCCGGTGTCCGGGATGCAGAAATAACCTGCTGGAATACGCCTTTTATCACAAAGCCCTTTGCCTTCCGCGACCCACAGCCTAATCCGGTGCATCACGTCGAGCGTGGGCGGCCCGATTTTGGTCACGGCGATCGAGGGGGCGCCGCTACTTGCGATCGAGAAAACCCTTGCCACTAGATACATGCTTGCTCCTTCAGGGGCGGCGTTTCCGCCGCCCCACGATGGTCAACCGTCCGCTCTATCACACGATTCTGAACGGAGGAAGAGGGGGGATATCGAGTCCGGCGGCGGACTTGATACTGTCGATCATGCAATCTGCCGCCTCTCCTATTCGCTCTACGGGAAGAGCGCGGCGGTCAGCCTCGTATTCCTCGATGAACGTCTTGAGGGTCGCTGCCGGCACGCAGATCTTCCCGTATTCGCTCTGGTCGTGCATGAGGAAATCCTTCGGCGAGGCAACGCCCCCGTCGTAGATCTGAAGGGTCGCATCGTACTCGCAGTATGCATCTGAGCTTCTGCGATACGGGATGCGGTGAGAGTGGAGCCAACGCTCCAGATTGTCGAATTCGCCGTAATCGGCATAGCTGGAGCATAACCTCAGATAGCCGCCATGCTTGCTTGCCGATCCCAACAGGGCTTCAACCGTGTTAGGCGGATCGACGTCTTTCCAGTCGATCATGGCGCGATCGTCCTGGATCTCCCCAAGCAGCTCGGGCGCCAGCGAAGCTGGTACGTCTCCGCCGATCAGGATTAACGCAGGAAACCGGTCCATATTCCTCCTTGGATAGACAGAGGGCCACCAGAGGCGCGGTGTGCGGCACCCGGAGACCGAGAGCTTCTCAATCTCCTACGCCTCAGGTGGCCGTGCTGCTATGGCGTCTGGACTACTCCAGATACGCCTTGCATGCTTCGAGCTCCTGCTCGAGCTCCTTCCTGGCCGTTTCGTGTCCGATGATACTGCAAACGTCGGCCCAATCCATTTCCGGCATGGCGTGTTCGGCAAGCTGCCAGAGTCGCGTATTGCCGGAGACGTGCCCTCGCTCGTCCCACTTGAAGGGGATGACGATGAGCCGGAAGATCTCGCCACGCTCGATCGCGTTCCAGCGGTCGATATCTTCCTCGGCGGCTTCACGCCGGCGCTTCTCGCGCTCCGCCGGCTCGAGGCTTTCCAGCTCCGCCTGCAGGTCCCCTATCGGGAACCACACGCCTCGCGATACGTCCCATCTCCGGTCTGGGAAGTTGGCCGCCTGAGCCGAATCCGACAGCGCGATAACGGCCCCGCTGTGGATGTAGGCATCGATCGGCAGAGCGTCCGGGTAGGGCTTCGGTACGTCCTCGGGACAGTCGTATGACGCGGGATCAGGCTTGGTGAAGGTCCGTCCACCATCGTACTCGAGGCCCATCGCCTTGGCGTATTCCCAGGCGTCGTCAGGCCCCATGTAGTCACGATTCAAGATGATGATCCTGGATCTAGGATCGTCATCGTCTGGGCTCCAGGTATTGTCTTGCGCCAGATAGCCGACGATTGCCTTCTTCGCGTCGCCCGACACCAAGATTATGAGGTCGTCGTCATATCTCGGCTCGACGGGGAGCCCGAACACGTTGCCGTCTTCGTCAGAGACGAAGTAGTTCGTCGACTCCCACGTCTTATGCATCTTCGTTCGCTTTACGGTCATTCCGCAATCCTTTCAGATCTCACGTGTGGATGGACCAGCCATGCCTGGGGCCGTCCACTGCTACGGTGAATGCCGGAGCCGATCCGTCCAGCGGCTGCTCCGGGCCTGAGTAGATCAAGCCGCCGGATAGCCGCCCCTGCCATCCCTTGCTCGCGTCGAGGAGCCGCTCTTCCCGGAACTGGAAGCTGTGAGGGGCGAAGTCCTTCGTCAGGATTACCCGGCATGGCTTCCGAACCCCCGCAGGGTAATGCTGATTCCGCCCGGCCAGATGGTCCAGCCTCTGAGCCAAGTTGTACGTCAGGCCGGCTTTCTCGGCAAACGTTACTTGCTCATCGTAGTAGCGCTTCGCGTCAAGATCGGGTACGACCCACACGCCACACTCACTGAACGCCTCCGGGATGGGGAGCCCACGAGCTAAGAGTTCCTGGATAGCACGATACATCGCCTCGTGGGAGACGGAGTCGTCCCTCTCTTCAGGCTTGATCGGAGACTCTACCATAATCAGCCCATCATAGCACGGCCCCGCCTTGAACTTCGTCTTCATCATGGCATAGTACTTGTCGGCGTATCCCGTGGTACGCGGCGCCATGCAGGTTTTGCTGCTCAGGATGCCGCCGGCGTCGTGATGCAGGGTCGAGAGGGCTTCCTCAAAGCTGATTGCCCCTTCGGTGGAGAGGCAGTAGCCCAGAAACGCCTGCATGTCCTTCAGTATCCGGGCTTGGTCTTCGGTGTAGCTCACACCTTCCTCCTTACTTCACCAGAAGATGCATCAGCAGCAGCATCAGTGTGACGCACGACGTGGTCAGCATTGTAGTGGCCACTATCTTGCGCCTTCCGCGCTGCTTGGTCGTGAGCAGCTCGTCGTCGGCCATCAACAGGCTGTCGATGCCTACGACGGCATACAGCACGACGAAGCCTATCATCCACCACATGAGCCATCCTCCTTTACACTCTCGTTGTTGTTTGCATCCCCGGGGAGCATCAACTCGACGGGAAACTCGTGATAGATCTCACCTTCCAGCCTGCATCCGCCCTTCTTACCCATTCGGTGGAAGGCGGCCTGTGTAGGCAAGCCGGAGTCGACAATCAGCGTGTTTCGATCCCAGACGTAGTGCTCGTCGTCAGGCAGGTCGAGCTCGGGATTGTGCTCCCACTCCGTGCGAGGGAACCACAGGCCCCACTGCTTGAAGTAGAATGGCACGCCGTGCTTCCTGGCCTTATCGAGCACGCTCTTGGCCCATTCAGGGCGCATCGGGCGGGCTTGAGTGTCGTTTTCTCCGCCCACCACGATCCAGTGCAGCCTGGCCATTTCCGAATCCTTGATGCCAAGATCCTGTATGGCCGGCTCGTATGAAAGCCAGCGATGAGCCACCTTCATGTCGAGCAGAGTTTTCAGCCGCTGCCGGCCTCCACGCCCCTCGACCGAAACGCCGAACCATATCTGATCGCAGTTGGACCATGGATACAGCTCGACGAAGAGTGCCATCCGCTCAGCCTGCTTCGTCAGCAGGAGATACCGATGCTGAGGATATGCGTGCATGGTCCCTATGACCGTGAGGATATCCTCGTCCGATATCCGTGGATCGAACACGTCACCCATCGCGCTCACCAGGACGCGGGAAGGCGTCTTCCACGACTTCGGCTCCTTAAGTTTATCCTTGTGGAATACCGCTTCCGAGAAAGGCACCCCGGGGCCGGCGTGCAGCTTCGGGAACCTCTTCACCATAGTTCTCGCCCAGCAATGCACGCATCCGGGGGTCTTCCCGCTGCATCCCGTGACGACGTTCCAGGTCTGATGCGCGTAGTCGATACGTGTCTTACCCATCACGACCTCGGCATGGTTTCGCGCTCGAGGTATTGCCTCCGGCGCTTGCTCTTCGGACAGGTCAGGCCGTGATAGACTCCGTTTTCATTGTACGGAGTCCACCGGCCCTTCTTGGACTTGATCCAGTAGACCAGCCTTCTGCAGCCTTGGCATGGCCTCAGGATCGCGTTGGTGAGGTCTACGCTCATTCCACTACCACCCTCCTGGCCCAGTTGATCCAGCAGTTCTCACAAGCCCCGTCTCTGTTCCATTCAGGGCCTGGATTGCTGCAAGGGTGCGCCGGGTCGCGAGGGGGGCACATGTCGGGCGTATCGCAGATGATCTTCGCGAGGATGGAGACCATCTTGCTACACGTCGCCATCTCGACGAGGCCTTCTGGACTTGCCATGCTTCCCTCCTCCGTCGGCGCCGTAGGTTGTCGCGACGCTGGCCGCCGACACCGTTTCCTCAGCCGGTGCCGCGAAGCGCGTGGGCGGCGGCTCCAGCTGATCCAGCATCTGGCTGATCTGGCCTGGCGACATGCCGCGCCTTTCTCCGGCGATTGCCAGGGCGCGTCGGATCAGCGTCCTGAGCTGCGGATTCTTCTTCCAGGAATACCTGGCATCCTCCAGCAGGTTGTTGGAGGCGACGAAGCCATCCGCCATCGAGTTGACCTTCTCTTCGGCATTACGCCGACGCTCCCAGCGCGTCATACCGTCGCGCATCAGCCTAGTCTCCCTCCGTGATCAAGAGTTTGGCCTTGTAGGCCCCGCCGTCGATCATGCTCATCAGAGCTCTTCCGGCGTGCTTTCTGGTGTTCTTGGCTACAGGCGCCATCTCGGCATCCACTCGAGCGGCCTGCTCGAAGTGTTCGTCCGTGACGCCTCCCTTCTGAAGCAGATCTCTGACTTCCCAAAGGAAGTCAGGAAGCTCCTTCAGCTTCGTCCTGGCCGACTTGGTGTGCCTTATCGTGAACTCTCTGACGGGTATCGGCAGGAAGGTCCTTCCCTTCACGTATCCCGCTCTGAAGGCCACGACTCGCGACTTGTTGTGCGAATAGACGAGGAACACCGTCGGATTCAGGGTATCAGCCGGCGAAGCCAGCCCCTGGCATTCGAACATCACCCAATCCCGTGTCGTACTCGTGGCGCCCATGCGTCCGTAGTACGTAGGATGTAGGTGAGCTCTGACCATATGGAGCAGGATTTCTTCCGGCTTGACGATGGCGTACTTGGCTCCCACAATGGAGAGCAGTTTGTCCGTCCCGTCGACTACACCCTTCATGCCCAGCCCTACAGGCTTGTAGCCCCTCGTGGAGCGCGATTTGTAGGACAGCGAGCTCATCTGCACGTCCAGCTCCGGCGGCGTGCCCGCGCTGGGGAATGCCGATCCGGCCATTACCCACGCCGGATCGGCCTTGATGATCTCTCCCTGAGCCTTCATACCCGCTTCTCCACGACGACCATCGCTCCGGGGTCCTTCTCCGCGATTTCGCGGAGTAGTTTCTTGAGCTTGGCCGACCAGCGGATGCCGGAGCCAGGCTCGTCCAGCAGATCACTCAGCTCCGACCAGTTGTGGAGTGTGTGGCCTACCGAGCCGGTTATCTCCTTCCCGTTTATCTTCTGCACCGCCACGATGATCCTTCCGGTATCCGTGGCGTAGAACTGGATCCTGGTGTACCGCTCGTAGCCTTTCGTAGGGGGTGTCTCCCCCAGGAGGCTGCCTTCGAAGACCAGATCGGGCCCGTTGTCCAGTTCCAGCTTGATCCTACCCAACTTTCACCTCCAGAATCCGGCTTCAGGACGTCACCCATTGCGTGCTACGCGCCAGCTTAAGCAGATCGGTTCGCGAGATGTCAGCCGCCGTGCTCTGCCCGTTGGCGAACAGAAGCTGCCTGACTATGTCGTCAGGCAGCCCATCGAAGCAGTGAGGCATGGACATGTTGACGGCTATCTGCTCGATCCGGCTGCGAGTCACGCGCCCGATCTTCACTCCATACACCTTGCCGAGCTCGATCAGCACCGGCCGTGGCAGCTTGGCAAGCACGTCAGGCGGCATCGTCCCTGTCCGGCGTGCAGGCCTCGTCGGCTGCTGCTGCTGCTCCACCTCCTCCTCTCTGACCTGCTCGAAAAACTGCATGAAGTACTTCCCCAGGACATGGAATGCCGCCAGCACGCTGGTATCGTACTTGCTGGGCGACACGTCTATCTCAACGGGTCCGAACGTTCTCAGGATAGCATCCAGCCCCCAGTACTCGTCTTCGGGGATGTCGAAGACAAGACGATCCCATCCGCCGACTGATTGTCGGAAGGCCTTGTTGCGCTTCCACGTTTTCCCGGAAGGGAGATACGTGGCGTGGACGCTTACCTGGCCATCGCTGGCCTTGTCGAGCCTCACCCGGACGCTATTGCCCTTGGGCGGCGGCGCGATGATCTCGCTCAGCTCCATCATTACTCTCCTATTCCCTTGTAGGGCCGCCTCTTGATGAGCTTACGCTGAGCTTCCGGTATCTTGGCCATGTCGATCTGGAGGGCCGTCCTCAGATACTTGCCCCCCTTGGCCGGTATCCACGAGATCACCGCGCCGTGCTCGATCATCTGCTGCATGGCGCTTATCGCCCCCGGCAGGTCGTCCGGCTTGAACGACTCGTCGCCGGTTTTCAGCATGACCGGGAAGTCAGGCGACGCCTGGATGCCGGCGAGGGGGTCGGGCCATTCCGTCTCGGCGGCCGCGTCGCTCTCGCCCACCATCATGGCGGGTTTGTCAGCGAAGATGATGCCCATGGCCAGGATCCTACGGCCGCTTTTGTCGCTGTCGTCGTCTATGCTGTTCCACTCCACCACGTATGGCACGAATGGCAGGAACCGCGTGATGACACCGTAGAGCATGGTAGCCTGATTGGGCAGGCCGTCTTCCAAGATCGCCTTCAGCGGCTTCGTGACGGAGTTGGTGTTGTAGTACAGCCCGTCAGTGATCTTGAGTATCTCCTGGAGCTTCATTATCCTGCCACCACCTTGCTTTTGACTACAGCCAGCATACCTTCGGCCTCGTCGGCCACGTCCTGCCTGAGCATGGCGTCCTGGCGGAGATTTTCTACAGCCAGGCTGCAGAAAGCCTTCCGCATCTTGTCCGTCATCTCGTCGAGCTCGGGGTCCTGGGTCACGTTGAGTCCGGGCATCAGGTCTACCAGCTGGCAGATGTTGCCCAGGATGGAGTCGTGCATCTTGCGACGCACGCCGTCGTCCTGTCCGTAGACCCGCATCTTGTCCGCCAACGCCTGCAGCACGTCGCGGATTCGCGCCCAGACGTCCGCCACGGAGTTGGAGAACATGACCTTAAAACGCTCCTCCATCTGCTCCTGGACCCGCTTGACGTTCTCCTCGTCCAGATCGAGCCTGATGTCGGAGACGTCGGGGATGGGCATGATGTCGAGCGAGCAGTCGAAGAGCCCGATAAGCGATGCCGGGTAATCCGACAGGCTGGCCAGCTCTTCACCCTGCATCTGCATGGACTCTTCCCGCCGCTGATGGTAGACCTGTTCGAGTTCTTCGGCCTTCCGGTAGTACTGGTCCTTCAGTTCCGTCCAGCCCTTCATGAACTCGAGCAACCTGACCGATGCCAGCAGGCGCGGCCCACGGTGCATCCACGCTACCGTGTTCTCGTCGACGTACTGGCGTATCTTGTTGCGGAGTTTGATTATCTCATCAAGCTCCTTCGCCCACAACAGCTTCTTGGTCGCGGCCAGGGCGTCGTCAGCCTTGGCCCCCTTCTCGCGGGCCACTTCGCGGCTGAGCCCGCGATCTATTTTCTTGCCCTCCCAACAGCTGATGTTGGGTTTGACCAGGACGGCCCGCTCACGGATCCCTGCTATTTCCATCTCACCTCACTCCTCTCTAATCATCTATCTGGATGACGTCGCCGTATGGCGGCTTGAAACCCTCGTTCGGCCTGTCCAGCACCCAGAGTACTGGATAGGGCGGTTCCTTGGCGAAATCGCTGCAGTAGCCGTCGGTGAAGTAGATCATCGCCACGGGGCTTTCCCCATTCTCCTCGATCCACTCGAACGGTGGGACGAACGACGTCCCCCCTCCGCCGTGCATCTCTACGGTGAAGGGGAGGTCGAAGGGGGTGAGCTCGTCGACGTGAGCCACCCTGCAATCGCAATGGATCAGCAGCGCCCGCTTCATTTTCCCCGACAGAATGTCGTTCATTTCGGCGACGAATTCCTCGAGGGAGTCTTGTGTCGAGCCTGAAGTATCCAGAGCGATGGCGATATCGCCAAGCTCGTCCGAGTGCAGCGACGGCAGGTAGATGTCGTCGGCGATGTACCTCTTGTTGGGCCTCGTCCAGGAGTAGTCGTTCTTGGAGACACCCTGTACGAACTTGCGGAGGATTTCACGCCACGGCAGCTTGGGCTCCAGCAGTGTGTCGATGAGCCGCTTCAGCCCGGCGGGGATATCGCCGCAATTGCGTCCGGCGTAATTAGCCGCCTGTGAGACGGCTATGCGCTCGCTGGTCTCCTCAGCGCGTAGTTCGCTTTCGGAGAGCTGCTTGCCTTCGGCATTGCGTGGCGCGATTACCTCGCCCCAGGCATCTTCGCGGCCCTTATCCTTTCCCGAGCCGTCCTTGCCGTTTCCCGGCTGCTTGTTCTGATCGCCATGACCGTCCTGATCCTGGCCGTCGGGCTGCCCGCTGGAGGCGTTGCCGCTCTTCCCGCCGGAGGCGCTGCCCCCGCCCTTACCCCTGCTGCCTCCGCCATCTCCGTCCTGCATCTTTATCAGCTGAGCGTAGATCCATTCAGCCGACTTGTCGGATACGTCGCGGATGATCGTGCCGAGGCCTTCGCCGCCAGGCGGCAGGGCAAAGCCGACTTTTTGCAGGATCTGGTTGATGATGATGTCGGTGGCCTTGTTCCACGTCTCGTGGTCCTTGTTGCCCATACGCAGGTGATGGCACAGCATCACGTGGAGGGCTTCATGGGCGAGAAGGCCCTTGACTTCATCCATCCCGAGCCCATCGATGAACTCCGGGTTGTAGTAGATGGCGCGTCCATCGGTGGCGGCGGTGTGGTTGGGCATCAGCCCGCGGGGCCCCATCACCACCTCGGATGGCTCCATCTTCATCTTCATCAGCCTGTGTCCGTAAAACGGATGGGCGAAGAGTATCTGTGATCGCGCCAGGCTGAGCTTCTTCTCAGCACTGTACTTGTTCTTCATGCGCCGAGCGCCTCCTTGTGATCCATGGCCCACTTGGCGAAAGCCCGCGTCTGAGTCAGCGAGCTGTCCTTCGTGGTGGCGTCCTTGATCATCAGCATGGCGTACTCTTCGGGGATCCTGTTGGAATACGCCACGATGGAGTCGAAGGTGTTCTCCGTGGCGCGTGCCGCCAGGGCGCCTGCAAGAGCGCACATCACGTCAGGCTGCTCCGGGACGGGCGCCTGGTGTGGGTCCATCAGGATGAGATCGGGGCTGGGGATGCTCTTGTGTACCCTGAGCCATCCTACAAACTCCACCCCACAAGGCTCGCCCACGGTGCCGAAGATGGCCTGTTCGAGCAGGCCGTTGTTCAAACCGCTGTTGAGGATCTTCGACACCATCTCCCAGGTCCTGGGCGTTGCGTGTGCCTTCTCGTCTCTCTTGGGGTCGAACGAGAAGAGCATCGACTTGGCGGTGGAGTCGCGGAAGCGGTGGAAGCTGATGAGCTCGTCACGGATGCCGTGAGTGAGCGCCCAGTTGATCCAATCGCTCGTATCGACGTCCAGCGTCACGTGGGTCATGCGGTTGGCCAGGGCGGTGCTCATCTTGTAGACAACGGCACGGTCCTGCATCCGGTTGCCCGCACCCCAGATTGCGCAGCCCTCCGGGAAGACGTACTCACCGATTCGATGGTCGGTGAGCGCCTGATAGGCCGCCACCTGATTGAGAGGCGGTGCCGCGCCAAGCTCGTCGAAGAAGACGATGTACTTCTTGCCATCGTCCTTCGGCAGGATGTTGGGCGGAGCCCAGAAGGTGCGTCCGTCCTTGTGTACCGGGATGCCCCTGATGTCGGTGGGGTCCATCTGAGCCAGCCGGATGTCGATCAGCTCCGCGCCAAGCTCCTCCGCGACCTGCCCTACGATCGACGACTTTCCCCCTCCGGGAGGCCCCTCGATGTAGACGCACAGGCCGATGGAGTACATGGCCTTCAGGTACTGGTTCATCTCGCTCGGCTTCATGGTGCTCCTTTCAAAGCAAAAGCCCCTCAGCGCGACACTACGCGCCAAGGGGTTTATACCCGAGAATCGGTGTTTCTGTAGGGTGGGTGGGTTACTGCTCTTCGGACTTCGGCGAGTCGGCGATGATGGTGGTGGTGGCTCCGTGGTCGGGGCCGAACATACGGAGACCCGCAGCTTCGTAGAGGTGTTTTCTGAATCCGTCGTACAGAAAACGGGGCGGCTTTCGATCCATGACGAAGCCTACGATGTCGAGGAGATCGGTGTCCCACGCATCTACATCGATCTTCGCCACCCACTGTTCCGCGATGAGTGAGATCATGAGGTCGTGCATCTTGGCCTCGTACAGCGGGCGTGGAGCGCTCAGCATCTTCCTGACGTGCGAGGGGGCCTTGATCTCATCCGGCATCGAATTGGCCATGTGGTACATCTCGCCCACCTTGCCCGGGCTGAATTTCCCGCCGACGGCGTAGCCGTACAGCAGGCGAGCCAGGCGCTCGCAAGCCGGCTGAGACGCCTTGGGCCCCCAATCGACGTCGACTTCCTCCTCGCCATCCACCGGGTCTACCGACATCAGGACGAGGCCAGCCGGCGTCTTCAGCCAGACGTAGTTGCCGAACTCCTCCCGCCGGCAATAGATCATCTGAGTAGTCGAATCGGGGACGATGCCGGGCGTGCTGGCAACCCTGTGCAAGCCTTCGGCGACGCCGGACGGCTTGATGGGCATCCCGCTACTGCCGCCGCTGATATCGCCGTCGTCGTTTCCATCTCCGAACATACTTTCTCTTCCTCCAGGTTATTGCAGAACCAGCGTCCTGCTGTTTTGGAACCAGCCGAGCTTCTTGATCCACAGGAATCCAGCGCCTACCTCTACCTCACACCCCTGGCTCCTTATCCAGGCGGCTACGTAGGGCAGTTCGGGATTCCACTTATCAAGATCCAGCTCGCCCATGTACGCCGGCAGGCGTTCCTTGATGACGAGATGCCCCGGCTCTATGGAGTCCACACCGTACGGGTAGTATCCGTACTTTTTCATCACCTCCGTGGTCGGCATGGTGTCCATAACGGTCACGCCATGCTCCAGCCGCCGTCCGGGCTGCCGCTCGGGGCCGTCCAGATAGCATCTCGGGCAATACGACGTCCCCTCGTAGCTACTTACGATTATCACGTCGCGATCTACCGATCGGCCGCATCCATCGCACAGGTAATCGTCGGGATCGGCGCAGTCGTCATCGCAATCACGATGAAGGTAGATCAGCTCTTCGTCATCCATGCAGTCTATCCTGACGAAGATTTCCTCCTCGCGGATCGGGATCAGCCTGTCGCACGCGCTGCAACGCTTTGCAGGGCCGTGTGTCATGATCTCGGCAAGAGGTATGGACAGGCCGGGCCGGATCACGCTGGGGTCAATCGGCGGCTTCGGCGCCGACACCAGCAGGCGTGAATCTCCCGTGAAGATGTACTTGGCGGGGAATACGTGGTGGCAGATATTGCATACTGCCAGCGTGGTGCAGGTCGCATTGACTACGTCGTCTCGATCGTCGTCGGTGATACGCCCTACCCAGTTTCTGCTTCCCCTCATCCTCCATTCGCCGCCATCCTCCTCCTTCGGCAAGCCCCATGCGTTGAAGATGGAGTCTTCGGGGTCTATCTCGGCATTGCAGGCGGTGCGGCATAGAGGGCATCTCCAGGTTTCGTCATCTATTACGAGCATGGCTGTGCCTGGACGACTTCAGGTAGGCCCTGATGGCGTCCTCCGCCATGAACAGCTCCGCCCGGGTCCTTATCTTGATCCACTGATCCCGGCGGCCGTCTTCGGTACGGCGGATCTCGATGGGCGATACGTCCTGATCGTCGGTCTCGGACACTTCCCATCTCGCCGTGGAGTGATCGTAGGGTGAGCGGATGAAGGGCCAGCGGCGGAGGACGTATCCCGTCAGCTCGTAGGCTGCGATTGTAATGGCCGCTATGACGATGACGTTGATGGTACTCATGTTTCCTTCTTTCCACGGTCCGGCAGGACCTCTTCGTAGGTGTAAGTCCCTCTTCGCGGTTCGCGCACGATTACCACTTTCAGAAACCAGTACTGATCGGCAAGTACTTTGGCCTTGACCCAGGCGTCGTCTTCCATGTGCCCCTTGTAGTCGTGGAGCTCGAGGAAGCCTTCCTTGCTCACCACCAGGAAGTCGATTTCGCAGAAGGTGCGTGGGGCGAGTCTGATCGACATCGGCTTGACCTTGTAGTCGATGATTTCACCCGCCCGCTTGAGCATCTCGAGATGCTCGGCATAGCGCGTCTCGCCCTTGTTGCAGTTATTCCTGGCGCTGAGCCGGTAGGCTTTCGCCTTTGTCGTAGTCCATGGCAACGACCCCGTGGTCCCTGTAGATCGCGAGGTTGAGCTCTTCGATCTGTCGGTTGATGTCATTCAACACCTCCGTGAGATCGGCTCCGGCGGGTAGGCCTCTGAGCTTGCACAAAGCCTGCTGCACGCTGTAGACCTGAGCGGTGAGCGAGCGTCCGGAGCTGAAGAGCCGTTTCCAGCCCTTCGGGGTGTAGAGCAGATGTACCGGGCTGCTCAAGTCTGCCAGCCAGAAGACGATTCTCATGACCAGCAGTATTGTCCCGACCGCCATGATGATTATCGAAACGGCCGTGAAGTATGGGTCGAACATTGTCAGCCTCCAAGGTTGTATAGCGTGACCCTGATGGCGTCTACTACCTCCTCTCTGGAATCAGCCTTGGCCACACAGACTAGGTCTCTCGAATCCCCTGCAGGGGATTTCCCCGGGAAGGTATCGCCGATATCCACGAGATCTCCATCCTCCATGGACACTGCGACGATGTGCTTATAGAACTCCGACTCCATGTTGCCGTTGAAGAAAAACGCCACGCTGTCGGAATCCTCAAGCCATTTGAAGGCGGTATCTCTCTGTTCGGAGAACCCCTTCACCAGGTCCATCACCTTCCGACGCCTGCTTTCGGAGCCTTTGAGGGCGCCGGCATCGCCGCTGACCACGGCGGCGGCCATGTCTACGGTGGCTCGCCACTTGTGCAAGCCGCCCTTCGAGAATTCATCCACCAGGGATTTCTTCACCATGGGCTACCCCTGCTTCTTGTCGGAGCGTCTGACGTGGGAGAACAGCTCCACCGGCTTGCGATGCGAGTAGGCGAGCAGGGTGTGGTAGAGATCCGGGTGTTCGGTCTTCAGCCAATCCTGCTTCATGCACCAGGCGATGTACTGAGGATCGTCCTGGACGAGGTTGTCGATCAGCTCGCCGCGATGCTTGCCGAAGGGGAAGATCTGGACCATGACGGGCTGATCCGACTGCTTGGCCATCGCTTCCCACCAGGCCTTGGTAAAAGGCCCCATGAGGGGAAACGTGCCGGAGACCATCGTCATGAAGTACTCCAGCATCTTGGTGTCGTCGAGAGCGCTGTGGCTTTCGAGGCGCCGTCCGGCCATCTTGTCGAAGCCGAATCTGTAGCGCATCGCCTTCATGGCGTGGCTCTCGATGCCAGGGTAGAAGTGCTTCGCCAGGCGAAGGGTATCGACGTGCATCCCCTCCGGCTCGAACTTCTTCATGTGTTCGGGGTAGTACCGGCTCAGGATGGCTACGTCGTACGGCAGGTTGTGCGCCACGATCAGATCGGAGTCGAAGAGATTGTGGATGAGCCTGAAGTCATCCACGTCATTCTCGTACTCTGGCCCGAAGTAGGGCCTGTCGGCAACGTCGTCGTCGATGATGTCGTGTACCGCCGACGCTTCGGGCGGGATAGGGTTGTGAGGCTGGTATCGCCTCACGGAGGCGAAGCGCCCGACTTCGTAGCCTTCAGAGTCGAAGAAGACCCTGATGACGGCCAGCTCGATCAACTCGGCAGTCGCCGGGTCTACCCCGGTGGTTTCGGTGTCGAAGTAGGCTACGGAATACGTCTCGACACCCTTAGGCGGGCGTATGTCGACGTATCCATCGCTTCTAGCCTTGCTCGATCTTCGCGCCATCTGTTTTCCTTTCCGGCACGGCATACACGCAGCCGGGCCATTGTGGCGTAAGCACGCTCATTCGCCCAGCGGAAGCTCTCCAGCCCACTTGGGCAAGCCGGGGAGTTCTTCCACGTCTTCCCAATCCACCACTATCCCCACGGCGGAGGGCTTATCGCTTTTCATCTCATGGCCCATTTCCGGGCTGATCACGACCTTGGCCACTCTGGCCTTGATCTCAATGATATCACCGCTGTTGCGCTCACCCATAAAGGTGAAGTTGACGGTCTTGCCTAGATAGGCCTCGGGGACGGCGACGTTTTCCCTGGAAACCCAATCCCACACGGCTTCGTCGTGGGCGTTGGTAATCTCGCCCCAGGCGTCTTCCAGGATGTCGACCAGCTGGGAATCGGGCGAATAGTGGTGATATTCCTCCAGATACCTGGCTAGTTCGTATCCGTCGTAGATGGTCCCGCGTTTCTGCTCGAGCATGTCCAGGGCATCCTCTACGCATTCCTCAAGTGTAGTCGTACGCGCTGAAGAGCCAATGCTGGCATCTACCCATTCCAGCAGCTTCTTCCCTATCTCATGGGCGGCTACGGCCAGCACTTCAGCGCTGTATCTGCCCGGCCTCCTGCTTGGCATGTCGTCCTTTCTCGAAGGCGGTGTCTTCACGCCATCGCGCCTTCGCCTGTTCAAGGCTTCGCTCACGCGCCCCTCTTCTAAAAGGGAGGGCGATCTTCTTGTCGTCCATCCAGCATCGTCCGCATCTAAGACACACGCGGGTGGACCCAAAGTGACTGCTCCCCACGGCTAAAGCCGGGGGCTTCTAGGACCGGAGTCCAGGCTCGCCAGCCCGCGAGCCAAAATGTTCAGAGATGCATTGAGATCGCGGTCCAGTTTCAGGCCGCAGTAAGGACAGTCGTGGACACGCACACTCAAGTCTTTCGGAACCACCGCGCCGCAGCCGGAGCATTCTTGCGTTGTGCCTCTGGGGTTAACGCGCAGCACAGCACGACCGGCACTTTCAGCCTTGTACGTGGTGAACTGCACGAACTGGCCCCAGGCCACGTCCGCGATGCCTCGATTGATGACGCGGTTTCCGTTGGACTGCATGTCCTGAATGTCAAGGTTCTCGAAGACGATCAGGCCGAAGCGGTTAACGAGCTTGCGGCTCTCCTGGTGCGCGAAGTCGGCGCGCCGGTTGGCGGCGCGCTGGTACGCACGGTTCAGCGCGCGCAGCACCTTGCGACGCTCCGGCGAGCCTTTGGCGAACTGTTCTTTCTTGCGCTGCAAGCGGGCGATGTCCGCCGCATCGCGTTTCATCCAGCGCTGGCGCGGGATACTGTCGCCGGTACTCAGCATGGCGAACGTCTTCAGGCCGAGATCCACGCCCACCACTTCAGGCGACGGGGGCAAAGGCGCGGCGTCTACTTCGCACGAAAAGCAGGCGTACCAGTTGCCTACGCTATCGCGCCGGATGATGACTGTTTTGGGTGTGCCTTCCAGGGGGCGATGCAGCTTGATTTTCACGGCTCCGATTTTCGAGAGCGTGAGCCGGTTACCGTCCAACTTCACCCCGTTACCGTACTGCGGGTAGGTGAAACTGTCGTACCAGCCACGTCCTTTGAAGCGCGGATAGCCCGGCTTCTCACCTGCCTTGACGCGGCGAAAGAACGCCTGGAACGCCAGATCGACGCGTGTGCACGCTTCTTGAAGCGACTGCGAAAAGGCGTTATTGAGGAATGGCTGCTCGGCTTTCCAGCCGGGGATCAGCTTAATCGTATCGAAGCGCGTCAGCGTTTCGCGGTTAATGTCCCAGGCATCGCGGCGCACTTCAAGCGCCGTGTTGTAAACCCACCGACAAGCATCCAACGCGCGCAGCAAGGCGGTGCGTTGGGCAGCGGTGGGAAAGAGGCGGTACTTGAATGTTTTTCGCATAGCCTGAGTATACCACTTATGTACGGGTTACGCAAACATAAGGTGCGCCTTATATCCCCATGCCTAAAGGCAGGGGTTTTACGGCGCTGGCCGATAATACCACCAGATCAGAAACCAGGAGTGTCGTTTGCAGTCGGGGCACCTGCCGGTGACGACAGCTCGTTCGATCGGCGTCGGAGTACACACGCTGATCGAACCCTGCGTGCCCCTGTAGATTCTGCATCCCATCCCCGCCACCTTCTTCCTCTCACTCAGGCTTCGTCAGCCTTGCCGGGGCCGGGTGCCGGGATGCTCACTTCCTCTACACTGCAATCTCCGCCGCACAGCTCACAGAAGTGGCCCTTATCCATCACGCTCTCCACGACCATCTCCTGCTTCTCCACGTCCCATCTGGCGTAGGCATCGAGCAACACGCGGTCGCTCCCGCACACGGTACACACAAACTTCTTGGCCATCCCCCTTATCAACCCCCTTCTTATTTAGCTACATAGTTACTATAGAGACGGCCGTTTTCTGTGGAAAACTCAGTAACTCGTTGACCTATATAGCCAAACCCATGTGGAAAACTTGTGGATAACCTGTGGAAAACCTGTGGATTTCCCGGAATTGCACGAGTACTGCAATGGCCGCCTACTGGGAGGTTTATACCCCAGTTTTTACGTTTTTGACACGCGGGGGTGGGGGTGGTTATGCTTGATCGAGATTCCACGTAGCGAAGGGGGCGGCATGCCTGGAAGCAATATCGCCAAGGTGTACGAGATACTGGACGACGCGCTGAGTGAAGCCGTTTCATCGGGCCTGTTGATCAAGCATGGAGTGGAGAAGTACACCTCCATGCCGCTTCCGGAAGGCCTTCTCGTCAGATTCGGCGATTCTCCGCTCTACCTCTTCAAGATCGGTGAAATCACCGGTGTGGCGCTGACGCACAAGAAGGGCGGCGATAACGCCACCGACCGGGCCGGCGAGCCAGACGAGCATGGCGGGGGTGGAGACGACGGCGGCGGCGCTGCCGGCCACAAGGGCGGCGGCAAGCGCAAGAGTAAGGGTGGAGACGACGGCGGCGGCGCTGCCGGCCACAAGGGCGGCGGCAAGCGCAAGAGTAAGGCTGAAGCCGAACCGGCTCACGCTCCTGAACAGTAGCTGGTCCATGATTAATACGGGGCGGCAGGCAGCCGCCCCTCGTTTTACCCTGACCTACTCGGAAGCGTCCGGAGTACGCCTCATGAAGTCAGCCATGACCTTCTTGGTGAACCACCGGTACACCAGCGTCGAGGCACACACGTAGAAGATCCATCTGATGCTGAACGTGAGCTGATCCTCGAGCCCCAGCTTGGAAATACCGCACTCCCAGGCCAGAGCTACCAGCGCCGCCACGATCAGCACTTCGGCGAAGGCGAGCAAATCCTGAAACTTCTCGTCCATCGGCTTGATGAAGCCGTTGAAGGCGTTTTTCACCATCTGAGTCAGTATGGAGGTGGCGAAGGCCCCTCCGAAGAAGCTGAGGGCGAACTGAGACGTGAACATGGTATCCACGATATTCCTCCTTAGCCGAAGATGCCGGTGATCAGCTCTTTCGCCAGGGCGGAAAAGACTGCTCCCAGTATCATCGCTCCGATCGTCCACCAGAACTTGCCGATCTTGCTCGAGAACCACTTGTCGCGCTCGATCTGTTCAAGCAAGTCGAGCTTGCCCATCACCGGACACGCTCCCCGGGTCTTCTGACACCGCTCTTCACACTGCCTGTTCGATTCGCCCACCGCAGCCGCTATCTTGGCATCCAGCTCAGTACGCGCCGCCGTGAGCATGCTCTTGAATTCCGCCTGAGCTTCCTGCTTCTTCAGCTCCATGTCTTTTATCGCGTCGGCGTTTCTCTCCGCATAGGCCTTGTCCCGAGCATCCAAGGCCTTGATATCCTGAGAGTTGCGATCAGTGATGGTTTTCACGATCGCGAGCCCCTCAAATATCCTCTTCAGCGTATCGAGATCGAGGTCGATGGGCATAGTGTTGGATACGCTACTTTCGCTCGTGGGCCAGCAGGACCACGCAGTTGTTATATCCGTTTCTGTGATGCAGGTACTGCAGCTCGGCCAGTACCGCTATTGACGGCGAATCTCCGCGCAACAGGTTGATTTCGAATGGATCGCCATTTTCGTGGCGCTGGTGTTCGAGATACGTCGCGTGATGCTCAGAGTCTATGAACTCGAGTATCGAGCGCCCTATCAGACCCGCTTCGGCTACGCCGACCAGCGTGCTGAAGCTCTTGTTGCATCTCACTATTTCGAGATCGTCCAGGATGGCTATCCCGTCCGTAGCGGCTTCGGCGAGGATTTCGAACTGGATCCTGGCCTCCTTGCAGAGATGGGCATTGCGCTCTCTCGCCAACGACTCGCCTACGTAGCCCACGATACTGATAAGACTGTCCAGCGCCGGATCGTCCACCTCGGCTTCCTCGTGTGATGCCACCGTGAAACAGCCCATCACCTTGCATCGATCCATGATGGGGATTACCGCGATGCCCTTAAGCCCCTCGCTGAGCCGTATGTCGTCGGCATCCGCCGCCACGAGATCGTCGTAGGACCGGAAAACCGGTCGCCCCTTGATCGCCATCCGGTACTGAGTCGACCCGGGGTGGAATACCGACACTTCGGCGAGCAGATCGTCGCTGACGTTTCGATGGCACTGTAGCCTAAGGGCGCCATCCTTCATCAGATAGGCTCCTCCACAGTCGTAGCCGTTGACCATGAGCAGAGAGTCCAGTGCCCTGCTGAGAATCTCGAACTCGGAAGAGGCGCGGCACATGTCCTGAGCCAGATCGCGCTGGATCACCACCAGGTGTTCGGCATGCAGCTTGCCGGCTCTGGCCTTTTCCAGCTCAGCCTCGTGCTGTTTGATGATATCGTCGATCTCCCCCATGATGCCGCTCAGGGCGGTCCGCAATTCGTCTGTAGACGATTCCTGCAGCGTGAGCTTATCCACCTTGTCCCCCTAACACGAAGACCTGGATCTCGCGCTGGCAGGAAAAGCCCGTGGTGGTCCTGACGACTATCCTGACCGTGTATGGGGCTTTCGCCACCTCTCCCCCTCTCAACGTGATCCTGGCCTTCTGACCTAAGTATACCGCTCCGGCGATCAGGGTCGCCGTCACGTCCTTGTTGTAGCGATCCAGCGCTACTATCACCGTAGCCCGCCTGTCGAGCTGGCCCTTGCCCTTCAACATCCCCGACAAGTCGACGTCGACGACTTGATCGTAAGATGGATTCTTCATGACGGGCGTGCTGCGCTCGATGGCGGCGTCGGATATCGAGCGCCCTATGGTCCCCGGGGCCATATGCGAAGCCTGTGGGGCGTCCAGTATGGATCGGGTGATTCCATCGACGTCCACAATGACCGTACCGCCTCCGCCTCCGCCGCCGGCCTGCTCGAGGGCCTTTGCGGTGAATCTATCCGCTCCGCCGCCATCGTCTTCAATAAGCCCATCCACGCGCTGCGTGTCGGCATAGATCAACCCGGTAGCCGCTATCAGGCCGCTGTCGGCTATGCCGGTGTCGACCTCGGCGTTGACGTTGGCGAGGTTGAGCTCGCTGGAGTCGATGGCAACCGCTCCGCCGCTATTGTCGATCACCATTCCAGTCACGCCGCCCAGCAGGCTAAGCGTGCCGCCTGATCCGGCGACCTCGATGGTGCCGAATATGCCGGAAACGTCAGCCTTGCCTCCGGCGGCAAGCGTTATGGAGGCCCCCTTGCTGGTCCCACGCAAGGATAGCTCTCCGCCTCCCACGTCGACCACGTGCCTGCCGCCGCCCATGCTGTCGATCTTGCACGAGCAATTGGCATCGAGGGTCATTGCCGTACCAGCCGTCCAGCGACGCATTTGGATGTGCGTGTCAGCGCCAAGCCCGGCAAAGTTCAGCGTAGGCGTCCCGCCGTGCCCGACGAGCGAGAAGCAGTCGACGAATTCGTAGCTGCCCGCCGCGCCACCCGTGAGCGTGCCCGAGCCGTGCCCAATACCGGTTCGAAGCAGGATTGAGGGCGGCAGCGTGGCCGCCCCGATCTTGCAGTCGACAAACATTGGAGTGGTAAGGGCGGAACCAACTCCGGACACGGTAGCCCCCTCGACGTAGCAGGCGTTGATGGACTGCCCGTTGAGGTTGAGATTCCACTGCTTGCCGATCAGCGTTTTCGATCCCAGGCTGGACGACAGTGTGATGGTTTCGCCGTTGAGTATCCTAAAGCGGGCAATGCCCAACGATGCCGCTATGGTCAGGGCATCAGACCACGGACAGGGATTGTCAGCCGTTCCGTTGATATACACCGTGGTGCCTGAAGAGCCCGTCGCCTTTACCCACACCGCTCCGTCAGCGTAGCCTACCGAGCGATACACCACGGAGTAGGAGAGGTACATGTAGTCGTTGTAAACGTAGACCCCGGAAATGCCGCTCCCGGCCAGCCGGACTCTGACCTTGCCCGCGTTGGAGCCGGAGCCCACCATTGTAGTCCGTAGCTTGCCGATCTTCGTGCTGTCGGTCGTAGTGTTGTCGCCCGACCATATCTCTATCTGCTGCCAGTTGTTGGCTACCCAGTCGTATCCGTAGACGCCAACGTCTTTACCCTTCGGCGTCACGCGACCCCAGAAGACGATATCGACTGGCACGCCATCGGCCCCGACGTTGAACTCGTAGTAGCAGTCGAGATTGCCGCCCGAATCGCGCAATAGGTGGTAGTCTCCGTTTTTGTTGAAGGTGTTGGTATAGGAGCCGGTCTGTGTCCCGGTGGTGAGCACGAAGCCCGATGCCACCGTGGAGATTGCTGCACTGCCTATCGATAGCCTGGCAATCTGGTCCTGGCGCCCCGGGAAGGCATCTCCAGTCAGCCCCGTGCCGTCGAACTGAGCTTCGAGATTGTCAGCCGCTATTGCGTCGCCGGAGACCTTCACGACGTTTGCCGCAACCTCTTCCCCATCCAGCGTAGCCTTGATGTCGGAGCCGACGAATACCATCTTGTCCGTCTGAGCCTTGACGGCGGACAGGCCGGAGCTAATGGCATCATTCCAACCGCCCGCATACAGCATCGGGCCCGTGTAATCCCCGGAGTTGTTGCTACGCATTGTCCACAAATACGCTGTCGGGGCAGTCGGCTGTACGCTGAGGTTGGAGAAAGACCAGTAAAATACCCCAGTCGCACCTATTTCAGTACACGCAGGGCTCGACAGGGCCGGTTCGCTGGCATTAGTAGCATCATACACCTTAATAACAACACTATCGCCAGTACGGAATTTGACGGCAACCCTGAACGTGGCCAGTTCGGCAAGCGTAACTCTCATCGCACGACGCCTCCGGAGCCTGAGGCTAGATGCATTACCACCACGTAGTTGAATTCGGCATTAGGCGTTATCTCCATGGTGCTCATTTCGTATCCCGGACAGGTAGCCTCGAGCACCCACGGATTGAATGTCGTGGTGTCGTAGTAGGGAGCTGCAGCTTTGCCTTGATATGCATGAGAAGCCAGCATGACCTTCACCCGATATCTCGAACCCGCCCCCGGCGCAGCGGGCACGGGACCCTTCCAGGTGATGGTATTAGCAGTATTGCTCTTGATGGACTGCAGGCTGCCAGTCCCGGTGCCGGAGACGATTTCGGCGAGATAATCTACTAGCGCATTGGGCTGAAACGACTTTGACGAGTCAACTATGGTCGTCACGGACCCACCCGTGGCAGTTCCTGAAGCCAGCCAGACATACCCGTCGGCATCGGATGGCTCAGGCGTGACAACGTTGCCCTGTGCATCAGTCAGTACTACGCGGACTCCAGCCACGGGATTGCCCACATCGTCTATGCAGCGTATCGTGCCATCGTAGCAACGATATACCGTGAGATAGGTAGGGTTATTGAGCGAACGTGCCCCTGGAGGATCCTGTACCCACTGATGATTGATGGCGTGATACTTGGTGGTAACGGCGGGGAGGTGGAAAAACATATCGCTCACGTCTCCACCTGTTTTAATCCCCCTACACCACGGATTGCCGTTTGTCTGAGGCCAGGCGTAATAAGCGTAGATCACACGTCCTCCGGATATTTTCTGCCCCACACGAGCTACAGTGCCGGCGTGGAAGGCGTTGTGCTTATACATGTAGGTATCACGCACCATACCGCTTCCACCAGTGTCGTCAAATCCTATTCCATCCGTCACGCAATCTTGGATGTGATAGGCACAAAGCCCCACCACGTTTTGGGTAAATCTAACATTAACGCTTCCTGTATAATCCATGTATCCATAGTCTTGGATGAATGAACCATACCACTTCCAGGTCCCATAATTCATCGCCGAATAGTAGTGCCCGGTACGCCTGAATGCCGCGCCTTGATAGGATGCGCCCCAGGTGAGATAGCCCATCAAGAAGATAGCGTTCGTCGTCGACTCCCAGCAGCCGCACAGCGATATCTGCGTGCCTTTCTGAAACCTCAACGCGCCGTCGATGTGTAGATAGCACTCGAAGTAGTACTGATCCGGCACGCCATACCTGTCGAAATGGCGGTTGAAAAGCCTGTCAGACAGCCCCGAACTCTCAAATGCAGCGTAGATATCAGCCTCGGTATTCGGCGCCGCCTCCGTACCACCCGTCACGGTAACCTTTGGCAATCCCCAGGGATACCATACCACCCGTATTAGGGCCGTAGCGCCAGTATCGGTGTAGCTGTTGGTGTTGCCGGCAAAGCCCAGGCAGTTATCCCCCTCCATGGGGTCGACCACCCCGGGAGAAGTCGAGCGATAGATCAGGTAGTTGTTCGCCCCCGGGACCTGGCTCCACTGGAGCCTTACCGACGCGTTGTCGATGTTGGTAGTGGCATTCACTTCAGCGCTAGGGATGCTGAATTGATTGGAGTAAACGACGGCAGCCGCACGCTGATAGACCGCCACGACAGTGTAGTAATACGTCGCCGGCGGCAGCGAGCCCCCAGGCTCCCTGTCCGCCTGAACGTTACCCGGAGCCGGGAGTACTGATATCGTAACGGGCACCCGCTACCACCTATCCTTCTTGTTGTCCAAAATCGCCGCTATCGCCCCGCCTACAGCCCCGAGGATCAGGATGATCCCGCCGATGATCAACATCTCAACGTCCATCACTTCACCTCCACGAAATACGGCGAGTTGGCGAATGAGCAGGGCGGAGTCTTCTCCAGCCTCACCTCGGGGAATAGATCCGGGATGAGCACTCCACCGCCTTCAAGCACCGCTCTGGCGCCTGACGAGCAGTAGTGATACCGCGCCCCGAAGTCAAAGAAGCGATGCAGCCCGAAATGCGTGTCCAGCAGCTGGCCCACGTCGTAAAGCGAGCCATTCCACGGCAGACACTTCTCGAATACCCTCCGCGCCCGGCGCGTCAGATTCATCTCCCGAAACTCGTTCGTCATAGCCGCCTCGACCGGCCTGAACAGCCGGCTGTAGCCACTGTCGTACATCCAGTGCTCAGGATCGGCAGGATACCAGAAGAACCTGGCCGAAGGCGCCGTGAACTCAAAACCCAGTATCTGATGCGCAGCCCCGGTGAAGATAGCCCCGCAAACCACCCGTATATGGTCGTAGCGTGCGTTTCCTGAGGGGTAAAGCCTCTCCCCGTATTTCCGGAGCCTCCAGTGCGCAAATCGCTCTAAAACGGCTCTAGGGGGCCAAAGCGTCCGTTCTGGTTCTTTCCAGCTGAGCAGTACGTCTCCGGGCAACAGTTCCATACTTAGTTCACCTCTCCGCGCTGTAGGAGGCTACAGGCGTGACTCGATCGCTTTTGAAGAAATCCGCCGGGCGGGTGTACTGCTTGCCGTAGTTGCCACGCCATGCTATCGACGGATAGGCGTAAGCCGCCACGGCGCTGCAGATCAAGCCTCCGCTCGGGTCTTTCGTCTTCCTGCCCGGCCACAGGCCGGCGCGTACCAGATCCCAGTAGCTGTGCTCTATGCCCTGCATTGCACGGGCTCGTTCTACGGCTTTGGCGCGTGTCTGCTGATTGACCTTCGGCCGCAGCGCTATCAGATCGTTTTTCTCACGCGGGAAACTGCTGATGTCGTGCTCCCTGATACGCCCCGCCACGAAATTGGGATGGCCGGGGTAGATGTCGCCGTACATGTGGATGACCTTGTTGTCGCCGGCGTAGATGGCCACGTGGCCCCAGCTGGTCCTGCTGTTCAGGAAGTTTCGCAGCGTCTTGTATGCCTTCGAGCCCTTCGCCCGGCTGTTCGACTTCGACAGAATGATGTCGCCCGGCTGGAGCTGTGCCACGAAATCGGTGAAGCGTGTCGGGATCGTCCCCAGCGATTCGTCCTGAGTTATCATGGCCAGCTTGACGAAGCGCTCCAGATCCGTGCCCAGCGACGCCCGCTTCGGCATCATCTGACCGTACGTCGGGGTCAGGCTTTCGAAGGAATCGAGAGGATCGTCATCCATGGCGAAGCCTCCAAATTGCGGCTGGCGCAGCGAAAGCCCGGTACTGCCCTGAGCGTTGATCCTGACCTTCCTGCCCTTATACCGATTGCGGTTCTTCCACAAATCGTATCGTGTGTCTACGGAGAAGCCCTTCCCCCCGCCTACTCGTACCGTATTGCCGTCGGCATCCCTGACGAACAACGCCGCTGCCGTTCCCGGGCGCTTCGTGCTGGGGATCACGTCGACGATCTCACCTGTGTACGTCGTGTAAAACTTCTTCTTATACATGGTCTGATCCTGCCCGGAAGGGTCGACCAGGATCACCCCTTCGCCGCCTTCAGCCGCCACCTGATCCATCAAAGCCTGTGCATCCGGACCGTAGCGCGGCATCTTCACGTACGGGCTGTTGACTTCCGCCGTCATCTGCTCGAGCAGGGCCATCTTCTCGGGATAGGTCATGTCGCGATTCAGGACGTTGTGCGGGTGAAAGACCATCTTACCTAGCTGATTCTGCAGCTCTACGGCACGCTCAGGCTTGGAATTCATGAGCGGGCCCGTGTAGGAAAAGCCCAGCGGATGTTTCAACTCGCCGGCCAGGATCAGCCCCTGGTATTGCTTCGGCACGCGGATGTCTCTCACCCATGGCACGTGGTGTTCCCTGACCAGTTCTTCGCCTGTTTTCGAGCTCTTGCGCCTGCTGGTGAGGGTAATGCCCTTCTCGCCCAATACGGCGTAGACCAGCGCTCCATCCAGCTTCTCCGAGCCCCACATGCCGTCGATGGGCTTATTCGCCGGCAGATCCTTGTACGGCGGCCGCTCCTGCCAATGCCGCTGTTGCGGCATATGCCTGACTACGGCGTAGTAGTTGCTCTTGTCGTAGGGCTTGGCCAGCGTGATCCGCCGATGCCTGTCGCCGGCCTGATAGGAAAGATCCAGCCCCCCGTCCGGGCGTGTGGTGAGCGTGCCCTGATAGGCCCCTACAAGCCTGACACGCCCGGCGCCGTATTCGCCTGCCGGGATCGTGCCTTCCCAGAAGCCGTATTCCGGAACGTGATCCGGCTGCCTTATCCAGTGGCCGCGTTCGCCGGGATCCTTTTCGAGCTTGTCCCACGGGATGACGAACGAGATTGCGCGATCGGGCAATATGATGCGAAGGTCGTGATGCAGCCCCCGCTTGTCGGCCTGATGCTCCTGAATGGTGATGACGACCGGCTGATAGTCGTACTCCCCGATCGGCCGCAGCCGTTCGGTAGGGACCTGGGCCTTGCGTCGGGAGAGATCAGGACCAGCCATTCGCCTACTCTGCTTTACTTCTGTGTGGTGTCGATCTTAGCCCACGGCCTCTTGGCCGACATACTGCCTGCCATCTGCTGAGTAGCGGCTTCACGCAGGATCATTTCCAGCAGAACCGCATCCTCTTCATTCTCGGGCTCAGGCTCGAGGGCTTCGGCCAGTTTGATGAATCGCTGCAAATCCGTCTTCACTTTACATCCGCCCCCTAAGGACTCTTCGCATCACTTCCATGAGCGTGTCATTCGTCCGGTTGGACGCGGCGGTGTATCGCGGCGGCTTGGGCGCGGGAACCCGGGGCGGAGCGGGCATCTTGGGGCGTGGCAGCGCCGGTATCTTCGATCCCATCCCGCCGAACGTGTTGACGCCGGGGATGCGTGACGCCATCCCCTTCCAGGCCAGCTTGCGTATTCCGTCGATGAAGTAGCCCATGCTACTGGGTCACTTTGTGGGAATAGGCCCCGCCGAATTCAGGCTTGATGAAGCCCCACACCTCGACCACGTCGTCCTGCGAAGCCCCCTTGAAGAGGATCTCGTTGATCACGTACCCTTCGATCTCGTAGACGTCGCCACTCGACAGCGTCTTGGCAAACGGGCCGTAGATGGCTTCCTGCCCTATGGGGCCGAGTGGGACGTTGGGGTTGAGCGTCACCTCAACGTCCTGAGTCAGGTTCCTGGCTTGAATGAGGGCGTAGTTGACCGGGCGTGGGAACTTGCACGTCCAGTCAGCTATCTCCGGCGTGCCGTCCACGTCAGCCCCTACCGTACCGTCGGTGAAGTGGTCGTTGTCGGCGAAGGTGCCCACGACGGTATCCACGCCGAGATAGCCGGTCGTATCGGTCAGCATGACGATTTCCATGATGCGTGCCGAATTAGTGCCGCTGTTGATGGTGTCCTCGAGGGCGAATTCCCCGCCGGTCAGGCCGTCGAAATAGATCCTGAGTCGGAACGTATTGCGCATCGGCCAGTTGGCCTGTATCTGATTCTTGATGGGGGCTAGAGGCTTGTGGCCTCTAAGGTCAACTGGAAGATGCAGGGTTGGGCGTGCCATGCCGCTCTCCTTTCGTGCCTCTTTACCTAAGTATACGACAGGGGGATCGCCAGCCCAACTCGACGCGCCGAGATGCTAAAAAAAATAACGCGGCTCAGCTAAAAAGCACCGGAGCCCCCAATTTCGGAGGGGCGTTTCGACGAGGTAAAAAAGAAGGGCTAAGGTGACCACTCCCGCGCCTAAAGGCGCAGGCTTCTCAGACAACCGCGCCCAACGGCTCGGTTAGCGTCTGACTCCGCAGTCCACGGAGTAGGATGTTCACAGCGGCGTTGTGATCGCGATCCGCTACG